GATAGACTTCAACGACTATTCGACACGATCACATGGTAATACACATATAGTTAAAAGTAAAACATAAAAATATAAAAACATGAAACTTATAACAGAACTAACAGAAGATATTAAATATGTGAAAGAAAATGTCGGAAATGGAGATAGAAATTACTTCATTGAAGGCGTTTTCATGCAATCTGATGTTAAAAATAAAAATGGAAGAATTTATCCAAAAAACACTCTTGCAAAAGAAACTGGAAGATATATTACAGAATACGTGAACAAAGGTCGTGCATTGGGTGAGTTAAACCATCCGACAGGACCAACAGTTAATCTTGATCGCGTTTCCCACATTGTAAAGGAATTGCATGAAGACGGTAAAAATGTTTACGGCAAAGCTAAAGTCCTTGATACTCCAATGGGCAAAATTGTTAAAAACCTTATCGATGAAGGTGCTCAATTGGGTGTATCTACCCGTGGCATGGGTTCTCTCAAAAGCAAAAATGGTTATCAAGAAGTTCAAGAAGACTTCATGCTAGCTGCAATTGATATTGTTGCGGATCCATCTGCACCAAATGCTTTTGTAAATGGAATCATGGAAGGTAGAGAGTGGATTTTCAATAATGGAATTTGGGCTGAAAGACAGCTAGAAAATTCTCGTAGATTGATTAAAAACACATCTTCAAAAGATCTACAAAAAAATATGATAAAAGTTTTTAAACAATATTTCGGCAATATTTAATGAAAAAAAGTTTTGATCCATATACAAAAAAAATACTACTTGAGTCTATAAAAGGACCGGGTTTTCCTGGTTCTTTTAAAAGAAGAAAAACAAAAAGGGGTGGAATGGGAGAAGGTGCTCCTTCACTAGAAAACAGCTCTTCTTATGTTGGAACGCCGGAACAGCAAACTTTATATGGCAGAAGCATGGCAAACATGCCGTCTGGAAGTAATTGGGAACGACAAGTTGCTTTTGCAAATTATAAAAATTTAATCGACCAAGCATTTTCATTAGGTTTGACTGGCGACGGCGTTATGGGCACTATAGGAAATTATGTTAGTGCTGCAACTTATCCAGCAAAGCAAGCAGTGAAGGCTCTTGTCGCTCAATCGTATTTGACAGGACAACTACCAACGGGCGTGGCTGGTGTTGATAAAGAAACAATAAATCAAGCTAAAGAATTACTAAAAAATATAGAGGATGAATTTGAAAATTCAAATCAAATTAATCCGTCACAAAGACTTACATCAAAATCTGGAACCCTAGCAACCGCCCCATCCATGGGAACCCAAACTATGTCAATGTATGGAGCCGGACCTCTTGGTTCAAAGGTAGCCACAGAGTTGGTTCCAAAATTAGCTCTATTAGGTTACGACCCATTGGATTGGGTAACAAAAGCGTTTGGTGCCGACGCTATGGCCCAGCATGTTGCTGATTTGGCAAACAAACCAAGAAAATCAGCATTGGGTGCTGGTGGCTATTTGTCTAAAGGAATATCAAAAGGAATTTATTAATTTTATAAATAATTTAGTTCAAGGAACAACGAAATGAAAAAAACAACCTCAAAAATGAATGTTGGTAAAGCAAAAATGGGTGGTATGCCCGGAATGCCCGCAATGGGTTCTCAAATGGGTGGTATGCCCGGAATGCCCGCAATGGGTTCTCAAATGGGTGGTATGCCCGGAATGCCTGGAATGGGCTCTCAAATGGGTGGAATGCCACAAAATTTAAACACAATTGGTATGCCCTCTATGCCGGGAACAGAAGCCCAAGGTATGATGCCTTCTTCTTCTGCACCAGCTAATGGAGCAGCTTACACACCAGATGGAAAAGGTCAATACACCGCTTCTCCAATTTTTACAGGAAATAATTTAGAAAAAGCTAAAGTTCCAACAACTATGGCAGCTTCCTCTGGCATGGGATCTGGAATGGCTTCCGGTATGGGTATGAATTACGGTCAACAAATGCCCCCAGAAGAACCAGAAGAAGAAATGGAAGAAGAAGAGGAAGAAGAAGACGAATATTCAGATGTTTCAGAAGTTGAAGAACAAGCAAAAGCACAATTTAAAAATGCATTAGTAGAGCTTTTAGGAGAAGAAGTAGCAACAGATAATTTCTTAAACAAATTGGAAGGCATTTTTGAAGCAGCAGTTCAAGATCGTGTAAATCTACACGTAAATCGCGCAACAGCACACCTAGACAATAATGTAAAAAATTATCTAAACAATGTAACAACTACATTGGTTGAAAAGGTAGACGATTATTTAGATTATGTTGTTGAGGAATGGGTTGTCGAAAATAAAATTGCAGTAGAACAAGGAATTAAAACTCAAATTGCTGAAAACTTTATTAATGGTTTGAAGAATTTGTTTGAAAATCATTACATCAACGTTCCTGATGAAAAATATGATGTTCTTGATGAAATTTACGAACAAAATCAACAATTGCAAAATTCATTGAATAATGCAATAAATGAAAACATTTCAATAAAGAAAGAAAAATCACTAACTGAATGTGCTGGAATCTTTGTTGCTGAAACAAAAGATTTGGCAGATACACAAATTGCAAAACTTCAAAACTTGATGGAAAGCGTTTCTTTCACAACACCAGAAGAATACAGAAATAAACTTCTTGCAATAAAGAACAATTACCTTTCTTCTCAATCTTCGGTTCGTCCAAGACCAGCTTTGCAACAAATTAATGAAGAAATGACTTTTTCACCAGTAAAACAAGTAGAATCTTCTACTGTCGAAGGATACGCAAACGTAATTGGAAAACTTAACAAGAAATTGTAATTTTAAAAATTACTAAATAATTTTAACTCACAGGAGATACATAAAAAAATGAATTTTCAAGATAACACACCATATGACATCTTGACCGAAAAGTGGAACCCAGTGCTCAATCACGAAGCTCTGCCCACAATCGGAGATGACTATCGTAAAAAGGTCACAGCCGTCCTCTTAGAGAACCAAGAGCAAGCAATTCGTGCTCAACACCTCACAGAAGACATGACCTCAAACAATCTCGGTATGCCCCAATCATTCACCAATAATGGTGGAGTTGCAGGATATGACCCAGTTCTAATCAGCTTGGTTCGCCGTGCTATGCCAAACTTGATGGCATACGACATTTGCGGCGTTCAACCAATGACTGCACCAACTGGTCTAATCTTTGCAATGCGCGCTAACTACGGTGGTTGCGCATATACAAGCAACGATTATACCGAAGCTATGTTCCAAGAAGCTAATCCAGCATTTGGTGGCTCTGGTTGGACATTAGCTGGTGCCGGTGGTATCACCGGTGGTAGCGGTCTCTGCGGATTCAGCGGTGGCGGTAATTTCAGCCCACAAGCTGTTCGTAATCTCACTGCAGCTGCTTTCAGCAATTTCAGAGGCATTCTTACAAGCTACGGTGAAGGAATTGGTTCAAACGCAGGTGCAGGTGGATCACAGTTCCAAACCTGGAACCAAATGGCCTTCTCAATTGACCGTGTTGCAGTACAAGCTCGTACACGCGCTCTATCAAGCAACTACACAATTGAATTGGCACAAGATCTCAAGGCTGTTCACGGTCTTGATGCTGAAGCCGAACTCGCAAACCTACTCAGCACTGAAATTCTTGCTGAAATTAACCGCGAGATCGTTCGCACAATTTACTATGTTGCTCGCCAAGGCTCAGTACAAAACGACTTGGCAAACCGAGGCGTTTATGATCTTGACCAAGATTCAGACGGTCGTTGGTCAGCTGAAAGATTCCGTGGTCTCACTTTCCAAATCGAACGTGAGTGCAACGCAATCGCCAAGGAAACTCGTCGTGGTAAGGGTAACTTTGTAATCTGCGATAGCGATACCGCAGCAGCCCTTGCTATGTCTGGTTTCATGAGCCTCAGCCCAGCAATTGCTCCTCAACTAAACGTTGATGATACACAAAGCACCTTTGCTGGTCTTCTCAACGGTAAGGTTAAGGTCTACATCGATCCATATAGCCCAGCAGGAGTAAACTTCTTCTGTGTTGGTTATAAGGGCGAATCGCCTTATGATGCTGGTTTGTTCTACTGCCCATACGTTCCGCTACAAATGGTTCGTGCAGTTGATCCAAACACCTTCCAACCACGTATTGCATTCAAGACCCGTTACGGCGTCGTAGCTAACCCCTACGTCCTAAACGGAAAACAACCAGATGCTGATAACCTCACAGCTGGTCTGAATCAATACTACCGTTTGACTTCTGTTACCCACCTACACGGTAACACAATCTAATAGGTAAGTTAGGTTAAATAAAGAAAACCTCCCGAGAAATCGGGAGGTTTTTCTTTTATCATAAATATTTTTATGCCACAGGGTTGTACAGCTGACAATACCGATCCGCTATATTCAAATTACTTTCAATTGTCTTTTGGACGGGGAACGAGACAACTTGAATTAATGATTCAAAAATGTAATTTGCCGGGATTAATTATTCCAGATCAAGCACAACCAACAATTTTTGGTACAACAATACCAATTCCAAGTATGGCTATTCAATTTGAAACTTTAAATGTAGAATTTATAGTAGATAAAGAATTAACAAACTGGAAAAGTTTATTTTCGTGGATGAGAAATATATCAAATATTCAAAATGATTATGAATATAATATAAATGATTATCAAAACTGGCACCACACTGCAACTTTAAAATTAATGACTACAGATTTTAAATATGGTTGCACCAATGTTATTCAAAGTTTTACTTTTTCTCACATAATACCTGTCCGGTTATCTAGTTTAGTTTTTCAATCTGACAGCCCTGATGCTCAAATTGTAAAGGCATCTTGTATTTTCAAATATTCTTATTATACATTAGACCCAGATGCACCTTCAAATTTAAGCGGGGAACTTTAAATATAATCTTCTGGGTTGTCTGACCAGCCCTCTGCGCTATTGGGGTTGGCCTCGGGGTTATAAGGTAGTTTATTGCCCTCTGGTTTGACTTTACGGCGCTTCTTGGGCTTTGGTTGGGGTTCTGGTGGTTCTGGCGTAGAATCGCTTATATCCGATTCTGCCTCTTCGTCATCGTCTTCTATTAAAATTTCAGCCCCTTCAAAACTGTCGATAAGATCATTTACAAACAATATAAAATCTTCATTATTAAACAAGTCATTTA